AAAAGCATTCCGTCAGCCAAACTCTGTCGGATACGAGAATAAAACCTTAAAACAAATAGCAAATGAAATCGCAAGAAAGCACGAATTAACTCTTGTCGGAGATATTGAGGACATTAAGGTTGAAAGAATCACTCAAAATCAAGAGAGGGATTTATCATTCCTGAAAAGGTTATCTGAGCAATATGGATATATTTTCAAAATTGCTGAAGATAAACTTGTCTTTTATAAATCTGAAAAGTTAATCTCTGCTGATTCTGCGAAGATTATCTATAAATCGGATTTATCAAGTATAAGGCTGACAGAAAAAACAAGCCACGCATATAAATCTGTTTCTGTAGCATATAGAAATCCAAAGACAGGCAAAGATGTAACAGCGACTGCTAAAAATCCGAATTGTGTCAAAGGTGATACTCTTAAACTCTCTGTCAGAGCAGAGAATAAACAACAGGCTCTTTTACAGGCAAAGGCGGCACTTGCTAAAGGTAACTACACCATTGAAGGCTCTTTATCAATGCCGGGAAATCCTTATTTAGTCGCAGGATTAAATGCTGAACTTAAAGATCTCGGTTATTTTTCAGGAAAATACCACATAACCGAAGCTCACCACATAATTGATAAAACTTCAGGGTATGCAACAAGTTTGGAGGTTAAATCGTGTTAAGGTTTGGAACTGTAACATCTATAAATCCTCTGACCGCAAGAGCAAGAGTCCAATTCGCAGAAGACGGAATGAATTCATATTGGCTCGCAGTCCTGCAAAATAAAACATTCAAAGACAAGTTTTATTCTATGCCGGCAGTTGGTGAACAAGTCGCTTGTCTTATGGATCAAAATTCAGAAGATGGAGTAATTTTAGGAGCAATTTATACAACTGAAGATACTCCGATTATTGAAACAGAAAAGCAAGTTTCCGCAAACTTTGAAGACGGCACTTTTGCGAATGTTGATAAAGAAACTCAAACCCTCACACTTTCATTCCCCAATATACATTTAATCGGAAATATTACTCACGAGGGAACGCTTTCAAACACAGACGGAATAACATCTCAAGCTGACATTACAGATAAAACTTCATCAATGCAAGCAATGAGAGATATTTATAACGATCATAAACACACAGGAAATCAGGGAAGTCCAACATCTGCACCTGATAAAGGAATGTAATGACAAACTTAAATGAAATAACTTATGTTGATTGGCAATGTAAACTCAACGGAATCGGCGGTGTCGCAGAGGGCGTTGAGGATATTAACCAATGCATCGCAATAATTTTACAAACTCAAAAAGGCTCTGATCCGCACAGACCAACATTCGGTTCAGACATCATCAAATATGTGGACTACCCGATAAATATAGCAAAAGCAAACATTATCAGAGAAACAATAGATGCAATTAATCTATGGGAAACAAGAGTAAAAGTTAATAAAACAGAAGTTGAAATCAACGGTTCAACCATTCTCATAAAAGTTGAATGGACATTGGCTAAAGGTAAAACTTCAGGATCTGTGGAGGTTACATTATGACAAAACTACCTGAGCCGAATTTTATTGATAGAGATCCCGATATTATTACAAAAGAGTGGATTGAAAAGTTTGAAGAGAAATCCGGGAAAGTTTTACAACCTGCTCAAATTGAAAGGTTGATGATTGATGTCGGAGCATACAGAGAAACTGTTTTAAGAATGGAAATTCAAGAAACAGCCAAGAAAAACCTTTTAAGTTATGCACCTCTTGATATTCTCAAACACATTGGCGAGCCTTTAGGTGTTGAACAATTAGTTGCAAGCTGTTCTGTAACAACACTTAAATTTAGTCTTGAAAACGCACTCGACTTTGATTTTACAATTCAAAAAGGAACTGAAGTCGAAACAAAAGACGGACTGTTTGTATTTCAAACGGATCAAGATGTAGTCATTTATGCAGGTAGCAAAGATGCGACCGTAAAAGCAACTTGTGAAACCGCAGGTGCGGCATCAAATAATTATATTCTTGGATCAATAAACAATTTAATTACACCGTTGAGTTATATCTCAAAAGTTGAAAACACAACAATTTCATCGGGCGGTGCAGATGATGAGGAAGCTGACAATTTAAGAGATAGAATCAGACAAGCTCCCGAAAAATTTTCAAACGCAGGGAGTCGTGGTGCATATCGTTATCATACTTTATCAGCACATCAGTCAATAATTGATGTCGCAATAACTTCACCGTCTCCGGGCGTGGTTAATATTTATCCTTTAACTGACGATGGAAACCCATCACAGGAGGTTTTGGAAATTGTATTAAAATATTTGTCTGATGATAAAATTAGACCTTTAACGGATTATGTCCAAGTGCTATCCCCTGTAAAACACGATTTTAATATCAGAGCAACTATTTATTTATACAAAGATGCTGATGAAACGAGTGTTTTGACAACTATAAATTCAAAGTTGGCAGAATATAAAAATCAACTGTCTGCAAAACTTGGAAAAAGCGTTATTAAAACGCAAATAATATCCATTTTGAACAGCGTTTATGGAGTTTTCAAAGTCGTGGTTGATATTCCTGATGACATAGAACTTCAGGAAAACGAATGGGCGAATTTAACTAATTTTGAAATAACGGTTGGAGGTTATGCTAATGAGTAAGTCTCTTGCACCTATAAATGACATTAATTTAAAAATATTTGATGAGATTTGTGAGGAACGATTCAAAAACATTGATTTGGAATGTATTTTAATCTCAATAATCGACAATGTTCCTGCCGATGCTCTGCCGCATTTAGCTGAACAATATCACATAACAGGGAATGAAGGTTGGATTCAGGCTTTAAGTGATACTGAAAAAAGAAACCTTATCAAATCATCAATAAAAATGCACCGTTATAAAGGTACAAAATTCGCTATTGAAGAGATTTTCAAAACATTAAATATTGTCGGAAATGTTGAAGAGTGGTTTAACTACGGCGGACAACCATATTATTTCAAAGTAATTTTACAGATTTTTAACAGATCAATTAATGAAGAAACCGAAAACAAATTAATTGCTCTGATAAATGAATATAAAAACGAGAGGTCTTGGCTTGAGGAAATTCAATTTCACCTCTCATCCAAAACCAAAATGCACGCATATTCTGCATTAGTCGAAGAAGAAACAATAACAGTAAATTCAAGAGGATCATAAATGGCTGACGAATTTTATTCATTAGTCACCGACATCGGTGCAATTAAACAATTAGAAAGTGTAAGAGACGGAGTCCCGTTTGATGTTTATGAAATCGCACTCGGCGATAGCAACGGAACATATTATACCCCTCAAACAGATCAAACTGCTCTGCGTAATGAAGTATGGCGAGGACTCATTGAAAAATGTGAATGGGTTGATAACAAATTTTATTGTGTAACAACAGTTCCTGCCTCCGTTGGTGGTTTTACAGTAAGAGAAGCAGGAGTCTTTGATTCAGATAATAATTTAATTGTAATAACGAAATTCCCTGAAACTACAAAACAAGATCCTGAAAGCGGAACTGTAAAACAATTAACTATAAGAATTGAATTAGAGTTATCTAATAAAGAACTTGCGGAGCTTGTAATTAATCCGAATATTCAATTAGTTACAAAAGACGAATTAACCGAAACCCTGACTGATATTGATAACACATATCAAAAAGTGGAAGAAAAAGGACAGCCTTTAGGTTATGCACCTCTTGATGAGAATAATAAAATTCCTCTTCCTTTTATTCCAAAACTTGATACAAAGAGCATTTTAACACCTTTCTGTTTGAACTCATGCCGGCTCGATGCAAAGGGAAATCCTGATTTATTATCCTGTGAGACTGTAAAAGTTGAAAAATACACAGCGAGTGGTCTTGGTGTTTTTTATACGGCTCTTGGGTACACATTTGAAAAAGACGGAATTGTTTATGCTGATACAGAACTAACAATTCCAAAAGGCACAATTGTTGCGGTTAATTCCTCAACAAATTATATTGCATTCGGCAATATTGAAACTTTAACGGAAGATGAAACAAATCCAAATCATTATTCCGCAACCAATATCGGCGATTTTTATATTCAAAACACTCTCGCAGTTGGTGTTCAATGTTTCTCTGATCCCGAATTTACAAATTCAATCGGTGTTGTTACATACCTGAATCTTACAAAAATATGCATAAGCCAAGATGAAACTTATACATATAACGGGCATACAACAACACATATTTATATAACTGCTCATGCACCATTTACTTATACAACAGCACAAAGTAAAACCCACGAGGTTGAAGAAGATCTGATTTTGGATGTGGTCGACTTGTGTCCTGAAGCAGGTCAAACTAAAAACTTTAATCTGTTTGTGGTGAATGAGGATGACGGATATTCGCTTGTTGCTTTATCAAACACAATATTTACACAAATGCTTGAGCCTGATAATCAGCAGATAAATGACATTTGGTTTAAGGTGCTTGAGCCGTTGGCAAGCTATATCTATCTGTTAAATATATGGCAAGAGACAAATCTTGTCCCCGTAGGCGTGTTCTCTCTTGAGGGAGGCGAAAACTAAAAATTAAAAGGAGCGAAAAATGGAAACTAAATTTTATTACAGTTACAACGCAGAGGGTAATGCGTTTGTCGGTAAATATCCGGCATTAAAAAACCCAAGAAGACAAACGGAGTATTTATTACCTGCTATGGCTACATTTAAAGAACCCCCGACCACAAAAGAAAATGAAGTCGCAATTTGGAACGGAAACGATTGGGAAATTGAATCAGACTTCAGAGGTCAAACTCAAATCAATATTGAGACTCGTGAGGTTTCAAAGATTGATTATATTGGCGATGTTAAATCAGGCTTTCAAAAAGTAACAGAGGAAGTTGCAAACGATATTCTTCAATTCCCTGATAAGTATAAACAAATTGATAATCAACTTGTCGATATTTCAGGCACAGAAGAATATAGGCAATACCTCCACGAAAAAGAAATAGCCGAGAGAAAATCTCAAATTGAATCAGAACTTTTGGAACTTGATTCAAAGAGAATTCGTGCTATCTGTGAGCCATCAATAAAAGATGAATCAACAGGTGAAACTTGGCTTGATTATTACAACAACCAAGTCGCAGTTTTAAGAGAAGAGTTAAAGAACTTATAAGGAATGGAAATTGAAAAAAATCGGCACATTGAAAACCCCAACCATAAATCAAAATGGCTACCATAAAAACATTCTAACTAAAGAGAGAATTGGAACATTATTTATTTATCCGACAGATTACACCCCTGATGACTGCTTATCTTGTGACGGGTATTCTCTTTTGATTATTGATTACGAGGATTTATACAAAGTCATCGGAAAACAATTTAATCAAGAGAACGATCCTGAAAATACATTCAGAATCCCTGATTACAATATTACAGGCAGATTCTTGCAACCAAACAGTAATGTTGGTGTTCAGATTGATGCAGGCTTACCTGATATCGCAGGTTCATTTGGAAGTTGGTCGAGAGCTTACTCACCTGTTTCGGGAGCTTTTCATTCGGCAGGTTCTGTCGGAACAGGAACTGGTGGAGCAAGTAGTTCCGCCGGTTCTAATATTCTTTATCATTTCAATGCAAGTCGTTCAAATGGTATTTATGGCAAATCTGCTACAGTTCAACCTAACTCTCAAACAGTCCATATCTGCATCAAATACAAATAGGAAAATATATGAAAATATCAAACCTAATTACAAATGAAGTTAATCAAAATGAATATCACTTCAATAAATTAACAAGAAATAAGATCGGGATTTTATATGTCGCTCCTGTGAATATAGTTCCTGAAGACTGTCTTGCGTGCGATGGTTATGTATTAAAAATCATTGATTACAAAAAACTTTATTCTGTAATTGGGAACTATTTCAACACAGGCGAAGAAGCAGAAGATGAATTCAGAATCCCTGATTACAATATCACAGGTAGATTTTTACAACCTAATAAAAATGTTGGGATACAAACCGATGCAGGTTTACCAAATATCAAAGGTGCGTTAGTAAATCCACCAAGTAGCAGTTGGTCTGATATATCAGACCTCTCTGCGGAATGTTTTTCAGGAGCATTTTATGGTGTCAACAGAAGTTTAAGAATCTCTGTAAATGCGGATCAATGGGGAAGTGCTATTGATGCATTTAAATTTGATGCATCTCGATCAAACGGAATTTATGGCAGTTCAAATACCGTTCAACCCCCATCACAAACAGTCCACATCTGCATCAAATATAAGTAGGTAAAAATGAGAAAATTAATAAATTTAATAACAAATGATTTAAACCAAAACGATTATCATTTTAATAAATTTTCATCTAATCAGATCGGAATTTTATATATATTGCCTGTAGATATTATTCCTGAAGACTGTCTTTCTTGTGATGGATACATATTAAAAATTAACGATTACAATAAACTCTACTCTGTAATCGGCAATAAATTTAATACAGGCGAAGAGGCGAATGACGAATTTAGAATACCTGATTACAACATTACAGAAAAATTTTTGCAACCAAGTACAAATGTAGGAATAAAAAGAAATGCAGGTTTGCCGGCACATAAGCATTATGAATTTTGTAGCGTAGTAAATGGAACTTCTTCGGATAATAAAACGAATCAACAATTAAGAAACGATATGCAAGTTAACTCTTTATGGTACAGCGGTTATGCCGCATACAATTTAGCGAGAACAAGTTCTGCGGCAGATGTTGGTCTGTCATCAAATCCAACAAATTCTTCTATATATGGTCAATCTTCAACTGTCCAACCATCATCAGAGACAGTTCATATTTGCATCAAATATAAATAGGAAAATATATGAAAATATCAAATCTTTTAACTAATCAATTAAATCAAAACGGATATTCAAAGAATATGCAAACAAAAGGAAAAATCGGAGCATTATTTGCATTCCCGATAAACCACACTCCTGATGATTGCTTATCTTGTGACGGATATTCTCTTTTAATTGTTGATTACAAAGATTTATATAATCTGCTCGGAAAATCATTTAATCAATTAAATGATCCTGATGATACATTCAGAATCCCTGATTACAATGTTTCAAAAAGATTTCTTCAGCCGGGATCGGAGGTTGGAACTTTAATCAATGCAGGACTCCCAAATATTACAGGTCAATGGCACAATGTCGGGGTTGAACCGGGAGCTGAAGGTGTTAGTGGTGCATTTGTAAATCACAATTGGGGAAGCAATTTCTTTTATCACGCAAGTGGTCGTGCTTGGGGATTGGGAGGTTTTGATTTTAATGCCGCTCGCTGTTCAGGAATTTATGGTGCATCTTCAACAGTTCAACCCCCGTCACAAATTATTCATATCTGTATCAAATATAAGTAGGCAAAAATGGAAATAAAAAATCTCAAAACAAATCAATTAAATCAAAACGGATATTCAAAGAACATGCAAACAAAAGAAAAAATCGGTGCTATTTATACATTCCCTGCCGATTATACACCTGATGATTGCTTATCTTGTGAAGGGTATTCTCTTTTAATTGTTGATTATCAAGATTTATATAGAATTCTCGGAACTAAATATAACAAATCAGGCGATGAATCAGGGACTTTTAGAATTCCTGATTACAACATTACAAAAAGATTTCTTCAACCGGGAACAGATGTTGGTAAGCAAATTGCGGCAGGAATTCCTGACCACTCTCATACAGTTAAAGCATTTTATTGGGATAGTTCAGGTGTTGCTGAAGAGGGAAGAGGAAGCCCTGATTATGGACATCAAAAAACTCTAACGACAAGTAATGCATCTGCGAGCAATTCTGTATATGGAAATTCTACAACCGTTCAACCACCATCACAAATAGTTCATCTTTGTATCAAATATAAATAGGAAAATATATGGAAATAAAAAACCTTAAAACAAATCCCCTTAATCAAAATAATTACAATATAAATAAACAAACCCCCGATCAGATTGGCTCTCTTGTTGTTTATCCTGTAAATTACACGCACGAGAACACTTTGTCCTGCGATGGATATGTACTTTTAATTGAAGATTATCCTTTGCTTTATTCGGTAATTGGGAAAAAGTTCAACACAGGAACTGAACAAGCAACCGAATTCAGAATTCCTGATTACAATATTTCAGGTCGTTTTCTTCAACCGAGTTCAAGCCCTGCAACGAAAAAAGAAGCGGGTTTACCAAATATCACAGGTTCTGTTGGTGTCTGCGGTACGGGATATACCTGTACAGGTGCTTTTTATTACCTACAAAAAGGAAGTGCGTTATCAAATTCAGGTGAGCAAGATAATGTGCATGGATTTGATGCTTCCAGATGTTCAAAAATTTATGGGAAATCAACAACAGTTCAACCGCCATCACAGGGCGTTCATGTATGTATTCGTTATAAATAAAGGAGTTTTATATGACATCACTATCAAAAGTTTGTCTGCATTGGACAGCAGGAAGCAATAAACCCTGCGATACCGATTTAAAAGCATACCATTTTTTAATTGATTCTTATGGTCGGATTTATCCGGGGACACATAAACCTGAAGATAATTTAAACTGTAAAGACGGAAATTATGCGGCACATTGCGGAGGTGGAAACACAGGATGCATCGGTTTATCTGTTTGCGGAATGGCAGGTTTTAACCTGAATAAAAAAGAAACAAAATACCCTCTCACTCAAAAGCAAATCGAAACCCTGTGCTGTTTAACGGCTTATTTAACAATTAAATACGGAATTATTATTAAGGAAAATTCAGTATTTACCCACTATGAATTTGACCGTAAAAAAGCAAAACCTGAAGGTAAAATCGACATTACTTATTTACCCTATCTGCCGAATTTACAAATAATCAGGATCGGCGGTTATCTCAGGAATAAAGCCGAATGGTACAGAAAAAAGATAAAAGAAGGAAAGTATAAGTTAGAAAAGAAAGGAAGTTATTATGAATTTATTTGCGTTTGTTAAATCTTGGAAAGATTTTAGTTTTTTGTGGACATTGATTCAACCGTTTATTTTGAAACTTTTGAAAAAGAATGTTCCAACATCAATTACGAAATTATATGAAAATCTTGCAAAATACACTCAGCCGGCACTCGACAGTTTGTATAAATTAAAAGCCAAGATTAAAGAAACACCAACTGAAGTTGATGATTATTGTTTCGATCAGGGTGTAACAGCCATTGAAACTTTTGCGAATTACTTATTAGGTGAAGTTCAAAACTTAAGAGCATAAGGAGGATTCAATGACTTGGCGAGATTTATTAAATGTACAAAATGTTGAAAAAGGCTTTTTTCGCTCCTCAAATTCCTACGGGATACCCGACATCAGAAAGGATGAGTTCGATATAAAAGAACTCATCCCATATCGGGTGGACAAAAACAGAAAAGGAACAGCACATTTCTTTCTTGATGATTACAGATTCGAGCGTTGTTGGAAATGGGCTGATTCTCAAATCCCTGAATTAAGAAAATATGACGGGGTTTTGTCTCCTGATTTTTCTATGTACACCACTTATCCTAAAGCATTTCAAATATGGCAAGTTTACAGAAACAGATGGTGTGCCGCATTTTGGCAAGCTCATGGAATTAAAGTTATTCCGACAATAAGTTGGTCTACCGAGGATAGTTACGACTATGCCTTTTTAGGAGTTGAAAAAGGCTCTGTGGTCGCTGTTGGAACGGTTGGTGTGCTTAATGATGAGTATGCTAAAAAATTATTCTTGGATGGCTTTAAAGAAATGGTGAAAAGACTTGAACCGAAAGAGATTTTGGTTTATGGAAACAGGCTGAGCGAACTTGATGAATATAAAAATGTCAGATGGTTCGAGCCGTACATGAATAAATTTAACGATATAAAAAAGAAAGGACACTAACTATGGGCGGAAGAGGTTCCGGCGGTGGTAAAGGCGGTGGCGGAGGCGGTGCCGCTAAAAAAATACCAACAGGTGAAGGCATCACCGATAAAAACGAACTAATCAATTTATATAATAGTATTTCAGGCAATTCAAATTTATCTGTTGAACAGCGTGTAAAAGCAATGCACGATATCGAAGAGAGAATTAAGGAAGTTGATGCTAAAAAACAAGCAGATCTTAAGCAAAAAAGACTTGATGCTCTTGCAAAGGCTCGTGCAAAACGTGCTGAAAATAAGAAAAATGGAATTAAACCTGAAAAGAAAGAAAAAGATCCAAAAAGAACAAAAGCTAAAATGTCTATGGACAGCACAGTTTCAGACCTCAAATATAATTTAAGACGAGGTGTTGAATCTGACGGATATATTTCAAATTCAGACTTCAGGGTTGAAGATTATGGAAATTCCGTCAGCGTTCAAGTCAGATATTTAGGAAAATGGAAAAATCCATCACACGCTCGTTACGAGGAAGATTACGATTGGCAGGAATTAAAATCATCAAGCGGAAAGCAGATTGACAAAGTAATTAAAAAATTATCCAAACAGTCAGGTCGTAAAATTACTTGGGGAGCAAGTGAAAAGAATTGGATCGATATTGACATACCAAAAATGAAAGGAGACTAATAAATGGGCGGTCGAGGATCAGGTGGCGGCAGATCAGGTGGAGGTGGCGGTGCATCATCTCAACAGGATCACGAAGTAAAACTCCGCAGTCTTAATGAAATATATCAGGAAAAATACTCTCAAATGACAGATTCTGAATTAAATCGGGCATTAACTAATGCTAAAAATCAGATGAGTAAAGAGGAAGCAAAAGTCCTGCACGAACAACAGAAACTTCAAAAAATGGTCGATGAATTTAAAAAAATGAAAGACACCGATCCGGGAGTTGATGAAAAATGGAATGCCATCGATAAACAAACTGGTGTTTTGAATGATGCACGTGCAAGATTGGATATCAGGTCACAGGCATATTATTTAGGCATTAACGAAAAACACAATGTCAGAGGGAAATACACCGCAAATGATATTAAAAATATGTCTAACGGACAGTTAAACTCTTTCTATAATAATTCATACAAAGAAAGTTCAAAAGCTCGCAGACGGATTGAAAATACATCTAATCCTAAAACGAGAGCCAAATATCAAAAAATATACGATACTCAAAACGATTATTTCAATAAAGCTACTGCTGAAAAAAATATCCGGGGACTTGACGGAAAAGGTTGGTAATTGTGTCTGAATGATACAAAACTCCGCTCAATGACTTTAATTAAAGTCAATTCCGAGTGATGAATGTGGTTGTACAAATTAAAAAGGAGGTCACTATGACACAAGAACTAACACCAAAAGAAATTCTCAAGAGCAAAAAGGATTTTTCAGATTTTATTGAAACTTACAATCCGCCGGCAGTAACTTCGTTATTAGCTGAGTACCCTCAAGCAGAAGGTAAAGTTATCGTTAAACTTGCCAATCTTACCCAAAACACAGAAACATTTGGAAGTCTTTTAAATGATTCATTAGTAAGAGAGTTCGCATTGCCACCGTATATTACTTGGTTTGTAGTTAATGAAAAAGAGGAAATTTTAAATCAAATCAAAACCATAAATAAATATGCTGTTACAGGATTCGGGATTTTTGTTTTTAAAGTATTTTTAAACAACGATAAAATCGATGTTAAATGTATTTTAAAGCCTGAATTAAAACCTAAAAAAGAAAAAATAAAAACAATTTCAAAAACGGGTGGTATTCAATTAGATTATTGGAACGTTTATGCAGAAGTTTGTGATGAAATGGGCGAAGGTGATTTTCAAATTACTCCGGCCGTACAACATTATCAAAATATCTCAATAGGGGTTAAGGATGCTTATATAAAACAAACAATTAGCATTAAAAGCAACTATGTTGCATCAGAAATATTTATAGGAAATAACAAAGGACTATTCACAGAATTAGAGTCACATAAAAAAGAACTTGAAAAAGAACTTGGATCAATGGATTGGCAGAATCTGCCGACAAATAAGAGTGCTAACATTAGAAGAATTAAGTTTGTAGATTTTACTAATCCTGACAGATATCAAGAATTTGCCAAAGAACACATTGAATTAGCCATAAAAATGAAAGAGACATTTCATAAGTATTTATAAGGGATAGGGGGAAACCCCCTATTTCGGATTAGACAAATGGCTAATATGCAAGACTAACTAAAATGATATAGGATAATTAAAATGAGCAGAAAACTAATAATTAAAAATAGACGGAATAATGAAGAACGATTGGAATTGACTTTGGAAGAATTCAAAGCCAAGTTTCAAATGGAATTAAAACAAGCCATAAATACATATAAGGCACATCAAGAAAGCAAAAACTTTCTGCCACCATTCTTAAAGCCAACACCTAATTACGAGCAGGATTTCTATTTTGACTTGCGTTGGAACTTCAACAATTATGCTCAAACGCAATATTATATTGCTCAATAACTATGTGTTGAAATGATACAAAATCACTCTAAATGACTTTAATTAAAGTCGTTTCAGAGTGATTAATGTTAATGCGATTAAACGAAAGGAGCAAAAAATATGGGCATAATGACAACAAACAAAGAAGAAAAAAACTACCAAGCATTTATGACCGAGCTTGAAAAATTATCTAAAAAATACGGGATCGGAATTTCAGGTTGCGGAGTATTTGATTATTGGGATGAAAACGGATTCAAAGAAATTGAATACAAAAAAGATTCCTCAAGCGGTGATTTAAGAATTGAAAAACTTGTATTTTCAGATGGTACTTCATTAGACGATTAAGGAGCAGACAATGATTGAGTTGAACGGCATTTACAAACTAAAACACATTAAAGGACTTAATAGCAATACAGATTATGAATACAAAGTAATCGCTATTAACAAAGAAAAAACAATGGTTTGTTGCGTTCAGTTAGACGGTTTTGATGCCGGCGAGCAGTTTGTATTTATGATTGAATGCTTAATCGATCCTGAAAAACCTGATGATATTTACTTCGGTGAACTTATAAGAAAGGAATAATTATGAAAACGATTGAAAAATTAGAAAAAGCAAGAAACATTGATAAATGCCTAAAAGATCAGGGAATTAATTCAACATTTTTCTATGCTTACGAAAGAACATTAGATACAACAAATGAAAGCATTAATTTTAGCGATGTAATTTGGGAAACAGATGTTAAGCCTATAATCGATCATTGCAAAGAGTTTGATATTGATTACATTACAATAACAAACTGCCAAGCAAGAATTGAAGATATATTGGCATTATTTGTTGAAAACGGATGTTCTATTCAATTAACAAAGGTTACAAGCAAATATATTGATTTCAAGACAAATGAACCTGAAATAAAAAATGCAATAAAAGTAGTTATAAACAAATAATTAGGAGGGTAAAAATGAAAGAAGATGAATTACATATAAAAATGGGGGAAGATGATTGGAAAGATATTGTAATAAATAATAAATTACATATACATTTAAAAACCTGCGATCGGGGATATTCAGCAGATTTTTATAAATATAATCTGACAGATCCTCAAGAAAGCGATTTTTTATTTGGTTATCAAATATCTAATGAAGAACTAAATTTACAGAAAGAGGTAAACAATGACGATTGAAAAAGACAGAACTATGTTTGGAACTAAAATCTTTAATCACAAAACTAAAGAAGTGGGTTTACTAATTTATACTTGGACAAATAAATTCGCTGATGGAGAGATTCCGTATGCAACTTGTGTTGATATGAATGGCAAAAAATATAATATTGAAATGGATTTAATAAGTCCGCCGGAAGATGAGGATGAAGAATAATGGAATGTCCAAGACTCGATTTACTTAAAACTATTAATGATTTAAACAAAGCATTAGATTGCTGTGAGGCTAACTGCCACAAATATTACAGATGCAATAACGTTATGATTATGAACGACAAACTTGTAGAATTGGAGGATGTAG